AAGGGAGAGACGTTTTTTTCACTTAAAACCTAAAGGGAACCATGAACCAGGAACAACAAACCCGCTACGAGCAGCGGCTCGCCGAGTACGGCGCGGTGTGCGACCTTACACCCGGCTACAAGTCAATCATCTACACGCTCGCATGCGTGGAAATCGAGGAGGAACAGTTGCAGGAGTTCTGCAATCAGAACGGCACGTGCTACCAAGTGGAGGGCAAGTCAGGCGACATTTACAGCCGCGCCCGTCCCGAGTGGCAACAACTCAAGGAGGCCCGGATGCGCAAGCAAGCCATCGTCGCGCGACTTGAACTTCACATCAAAGGCCATGACCAAAAAGCCGAAGACGACGCCGAGGCCTACTTCGGCTGATTACTATTTCGATGCCGCGGCGGCCGACCGCGCGGTGAACTTCATCGAGCGTTTCTGCTCACACGTGAAGGGCGAGTTGGGCGGCAAGCCGTTCCTGCTCGAGCCGTGGCAGAAGGACGACATCATCCGGCCGCTCTTTGGGTGGAAGCGTCCAGACGGTCGGCGGAAGTACCGCACTTGCTACGTGGAGATCCCGCGGAAAAACGGCAAGTCGAATTTGTCCGCAGCCATTGCACTGTACATGCTGTTCAGTGACGGCGAACCGGGGGCGGAAGTCATCAGCGCGGCGGGCGACAGGCAGCAGGCAAACATCGTGTTTAGCGTGGCGCAAGAGATGATCTACAACCACCCCGACCTGCGCAAGCGGTGCAAGGTGCTGCGCAACGCCATCGAATACAAATCCAGCTTTTACAAATCCATCAGCGCCGAGGCATCCACCAAGCACGGGTTTAACTGTCATGCCGTCATCTTCGACGAGCTGCACACGCAGCCCAACCGCGAGCTGTGGGATGTCCTGGTCACCTCGACCGGGGCGCGGACGCAGCCGCTTATCATCGCGCTGACCACCGCCGGCCACGACCGCAGCAGCATCTGTTGGGAGCAGCACGAGTACGCCCGGCAAGTGAAAGAGGGCAGCATCGTCGACCCCACCTTCCTGCCTGTGCTGTACGGCGCCGAAGCCGCCGACGATTGGACGCAAGAGGAAACCTGGCGCAAGGCAAACCCCGGCTTTGGTACCATCTGCCGGGCAGAGTATTTCGAGCAGGAGGTGCAGAAGGCAAGGGCGGTGCCGTCGTACCTCAACACCTTTCTGCGGCTCAACCTGAACATCTGGACAAGCGCCGAGCAGGCGTGGATATCCGACGACATCTTCATGCGCGGTTCCGACCCGCTGCCATCGGATGAGGTGCTGCAACGGTTGCCTTGCTTCGGTGGTCTCGACCTTGCCAGCACGCAAGACCTTACCGCCTTTGCAATGTTGTGGCGGGACGACGAGGCCGGGTGCTTTTACCTGCGCGTTCACCAGTTTGTGAACTCCGAGAAGGCCGAATCCAAAAAGCTAAACGCCGGCATCGACTACCTGCGGTGGGCGGAGGAGGGGCACATCACCGTGGTGCCCGGCAACACCACTGACTACCGCTACGTGAAGGAGCACATCATGCGCCAGGTGGAACGCTACGACATCCGCAGCATTGGTTACGATCCTCGTTTCAGCCCGTACATCGTCAGCGAACTAGTGGCGGACGACGTCGAAATGCACGCCATGGCACAGAACATCACCACCATGAACGGCCCGACCAAGGAGTTTGAAATGGAGATGCTCAAGGGCAACATCATCCACGGCGGCAACGAGGTTCTGCGCTGGCAAATCGGCTGCGCCGTGACGTACACGGACGTGAACGAAAACAAGCGGGTCACCAAGGAGAAGTACAGCGAAACAAAAAAAGTGGACGGCGTCATCGCGTCCATCATCGCGATGAACGAGTACGTCCACCACCGCACCAACGGCTCGGGGGACGAATTGTTCACGGTTATTTCGCTCTAACTACATTTGCCGTAATGGCATCTGTATGGCAATCCCTATTTCGTCGCGGCGTTGAGGAGCGCGCCCGCATCGGCAAGTTCGATTCGCAGACGATTGCCCGCGAGATGGGCATCACCTACCGCAACAACGTCACCGTGTCGCCAGAGGGCGCGTTGGCCATCAGCACCGTGTACGCCTGCATCTACCGCATCGCCTCCACGTGCGCGTCGCTCTCGCTGAACGTGTACGAACGGAACGGCCGCAACGTGACGCTGGCCGAAAGCCACCCGGCATTTGACGTGGTGAAGTACACGCCCAACCCCTACCAAACTGCTTACGAGTTTTGGGAGGGGATGTTTACGCAGGCCCTGATGTACGGCGTAGGCTACGCCATCATCGACCGCGACAACCGCGGCGACGTGATCGCGCTGCACCCGGTGCCGTTCTACCACGTCGAACCCAAGGCCATCGAGGATGAGAAGGTGTTCGTGGTGAAGGACTACGGCGTCGTGTACCCCGAGAACATGCTCGAGTTGTCAAACATGGGCAAGCTGTCACCGCTCAAGGTGCATGCGGAAAACATGGGTCTGGCAAAGGCGGTGCAGGATTACGGCTCCGACTACTTCGCAAACGGCGCACGGCCGACCGGCATCCTGACACCTGCGAACCCGATGAAGAAGGAGCAGCTGGAGGCGCTGCGGGATTCATGGAACGCGGCAAGCGGTGGCGTCAAGATGCTGCCCTACGACATGCGCTACCAGTCGCAAAGCATCCCGCCGGAGGAGGCGCAGTTCATCGAGACGCGCAAGTTCCAAGCGGAGGAGATTTGCAGGATCTACAGCGTGCCGCCGGACCTGGTGCAACTGCCAGGCAAGTCGACATTCAACAACGTCGAGCAGCAGCACATCCAGTTTGCCCGCCACACCATCACGCCGTGGGCGGTGCGCCTGTCGCAGGAGGTCGACCGCAAGCTCATCCAGTCATTCGACCGGCCGCTCGTGTACAGCCGCCACGACATGACCGACTTGTTCCGCGGCGACATGGCCGCGCGCGCATCGTTTTACCGCGAGATGCTGGCAACCGGCGTGTTGTCCATCAACGAGGTGCGCGCGAAGGAGGATATGAACCCGGTGGAGGGCGGCGACATGCACGCCGTGCAGGTGAACCAAATCGCGCTCGACCGCTTCCAAGCGTACAGCGACAAAATCAGCAGCAATGAAATCACAGGAGGAATTTGAAAGAGAAATCCGCGCGGCCTACGGCGACAACGTCGAACTGCGCGTGATGGAGGTGCGGGCCGCCGAAGGCGAGCGCCGCATCAGTGGCTACGCCGCGACGTTCAACGACGTCACCGACCTTGGCTATTTTCGCGAGCAAATCGCCACGGGCGCTTTTGAGGGCCGCACCGACGACGACGTCCGTCTGCTCATCAACCACACGGGCGTACCGCTTGCGCGCACCACCAACGGCACACTGCGCCTGTCGGTGGACGACGACGGCCTGCGCTACGAGGCCGAACTCGCCGACACGCAAGAGGGCCGCGACTTGTACACGCTCATCCAACGCGGCGACATCTCACAATCTTCATTTGCGTTCAGCATCGAGGATGAGAAGTGGGACAACAAAACCAACATGCGCACCGTGCTGAAGGTCGGCCGCCTGTACGACGTGTCACCCGTCACGTACCCGGCATACGCTACGACCACTGTAAATGCGCGCAGCCGCGCTGCAGTTGCAGATGACGCGCCTGTAGATCCCGCGCCGCTTGAGCCAGTCGAGGCACCGGCGGAACCCAAAACCGAAACCCCTAATTTTACCCGCAAATCTTTTCAGACCATGAATTTGAACGAACTCAAGGCGCTGCGCGCCAAGCACTACGAGGAGCATGTCGCCCTCGTGGAGAACCCCGACAAGGAAGGACGCACCATCACCGAAGCCGAGGAGCAGCGCGCTGCTTGGTTGGTTGGTGAAGTCGAGGCGCTGGACAAGCGCATCAAGCACCGCGCCGACCACGAGGCGATGGTTGCACGCGTCGCGTACAGCGGCACCGCATCGACCACGGAGAAGCGTGAAATCGAGCGCGTGAACGGCCATTTCAGCTTGTCGCGCGCCA